CGGCGGGTCTGCTGAAAAGTTTGCTGAAAATATAGCAGAGCAGTTGAGTAATATCGGGATTAACTTTGATATTGTTGATAAAGGTGATCACTGGGCAGCGTTTAAGGGTGGCGCAGGCGTTAAGGCAAACTCTCACTGGTGGGTTAAAGTTCGACTATTGGATGATGCTCCTGTTGCACCTGATTCTCACGTAGCAGTAGAAAAAACAATGCAAGAATCCCTTGAAGAAATTACAGAAGAACTCAAAACAGCATTTGAAGATTATGTTAAGAATAAATCAGAACCAGAAGATAAGAAAGAACGGGTAACCATTACGTATAATGATGGTCATACTCAGACTAAATCTGTCACTGAAAAAGAAAAGAAAAGCTACGAAACAAGCTCTCATGTTAAAAATGTTGCGCCGGCCAAGGACAGTAAGGGCAGAATCGACGATGCTAAATTAGACGAGGCCGCAAGCCATAAAACTAACGCAGATGAGATGAAGGAGTGGAAACTAAAACTTAAGAACGCAATTAATATGGACGATAAAGAAGAAGCTGCCATGATTAAGCATGAGATTCGTAAGTTGCAAGGTGAGATGGAGCTGAGAAAGAGAAACAGCGTGAACGAAGCAGCAGACAGAATATCATTTCTCAAAAAAAACATCACTAACGAAAAAGATTTAATAGAGCATGTTAAAAAAATATGCCAAGAAAAGTTTGATAGCGGTGTTAAATATAACGGTCAAAAAAATGATTGGAAGCCAACATATATGAGATTGGCAGTGCCTCACCGCCACAACGGTAAGTTATATGAATCTGCAGACATAACATCGGCAAGGAAAGAATTTTTTGTCGGCTTTGATAAATTAGATAAGTTACAATCACTAAAAATTAAAGTAGGCACAAAGATAGCAGCTATATCTGCTCAGGCGCAAGGGAACCACGTTGAGCTATGGGGATTTACTGTGCCAAAAGTAATTACTCGAGTTGAGTGGGCAGATCCAACTACAATTAAATTTGTTGAATTTAATAATAATCCAGATGATAGATTTCCCAAAACTGATATTGCAACCTATAACGGCGACGAGATAGTCCACAGTATATTTTTTGGAGATCAAAAGAGTGCAGAGCAAGCACTAACGATAACACTGTTACAGTCCTCAGATGTTTTGGATATTAAAAATCATATTACAGAATCAAAGAATGTAAATAAAATTACTGAAGGTGCATCTGCGGAAGAAGTAGGCAACGCTATTATTAACAGAATTATTCGTCAGAAGCCAGAACTTATTGGCCAGTATGGTATAGGCGCCGTCAAAGCAGAGATTGAGGCGGTCGCACTGTCTCATGCCGGCGCTGAAGAATTAGGAACTAGCGATATCAGTATTATGGTAAACCAGGTTGTTAAATATTTAGGAAGTAATAACATTAAAGAAGCAAAAGCTGCAAGCGGAGCTAGAGGAATTTTAATGAATAAGCTGGCAGATTTGGGGAGAATGAATCCCAATAAAGTTGCAAACCTTAAAGCAAAGTTTGATGCCTTGTCAGTAAAACTTGCAGACGTTAAGGCACAGGTTGCTGCTAAAAAAGGTGCGGTCGAAGAAGCTGCTCCGATAGTCGGCGCGGCTACCGGACAGCCTACCCAACAAAACGTTACACCAGGACAACAGCCGGCAGTTAAGACGGCAACTCCCATAACAACGCCACAAACAACTGCCCAACAGCCGCCGGCACCAGCAGGAACACCTACTGCCGTGCCTGCACCAGGACAGCCTACTCCACCAGCAGCTGGTCAACCAGGAGGTGCGCCAGTTGCTCCTCCACCAGGAACGCCAAAGCCAGCTAGTGGCACCGCAGTGAATGCAGCAACAACACCACTACAGGGTTTGGCAACCAGCTTGCAGCAATTGTCTCAACCAGGAAATCAGGCAGCAATTAAAAAAGCAGCAGATGCATTAGCTAGAGCAAAGTAAGGAGAAAGATTATGACAGAAAAAGCAGGTGTCCCAGTAGTTGAATTCTTAAAAAAATATTGGTTTCTTATAACCACGCTTGTAACAATGAGTGCTGCATGGGGAGAAAATTCAAATAAGATAAATAATCTTGAAGATGCTGTTAAGGCAAATGCAGCTACACAAGTAGAGGTAATTGACCTAAAAACAAAAGCGGCGGCAGTGGATGAGCGCACAAAGAATATGCAGAATACACAAGATGCAATGCAACAGACACAAATTCAACAACAGCGATTACTAGAAGAAATTTTGCTTAGGCTGCAAAAGGGAAAATAATGTTTATATCTGAGATATTTACTGATGATGCACTATTTGCTGAAGGCTACGCAAGCCCTCCTCCTATTAAGGATATGATTACAGTCAGTGGTGCAGGCGAGGAAATCAAAGTAGGTGATAAGATTCGCACCAAGAAAATGCAAATGGTCGGAAAGGTAGAAAAGATTGTTGCGGACAAGTTTAACGAGAATAGCGATGACGTATTTTTCCGTGTTGATGATGGTCGATTAATGAAAACACCAAAAAGAAATTGTGTAAACATTAATACTGAGATTGAAGAAGAAGAAGAAAAGAACCAGGCGCCAGTCTGGAAGCCCATTGATACTGCCCAAAAGCCATTAGGGACACAGTACTCACCAAAAAATAAGTATATCAATAACCCAGATTATAACACACGCGCCGCCGGAAAATGAAAACAATCAGAAGATTTGTATTTGTGCTAATATTGTGGATAATGTTTAGTGTTGGCTGTGTTTGTGCGCCATTCTTTGTGGTTTGTTATCCATTCTGTAGGAAAAATGGGTATATGAAAAACTTTATTAAGTCGGCAGACAGAATGTGCGCGGCATTATTAGGTTTTTCTGGTAGGCAGATGTTGTCAACCGAACTAATCTATCAAAAACGCATGTTATGGATGAAAAACATCCTTGACGAAATTGAACCACAGCATTGTGAAAATAGCGCGATTGATGAGGGTGCATATAGTCGATTGAAGGACAGATCAACAGGACACAGATAAAAGAACTTTTACCTAGGACCGTAAGGTTGCGGTAAGTGTGGGTGGCTCCGGCCCGGAAAGTTCGATTCGCTACCGAATAATCCAAACAGGGCAAGATTTTATCAAACTTCGAAATAAAATTTCAAATTGCTTGCTTTTGTCTACTAAATAATGCTAACATTAGTTATTATTAAGGAGAAATAAACATGGCATCAAGAATGTATTCAACGGAACAAAAAATCAAGCTAGGGCAGCTCTTCAATGAAAGTATTGCCGTTATGCAAGAGGTAGAAGATTTAAGCGAGGGCCTTTCAGATACAATTAAGGCGGTAGCAGAAGAGTTGGAGATTAAACCAGCATTACTTAAAAAGGCGATTAAAATTGCTCAGAAGAGCAAGTTCACCGACACGTGTGCCGATAATGAAACAATCGAAGACATACTTACGACTGTAGGGCGCACTCTTTAACAGTATAAATAACAGTTCTCTATCTGTAAAATAGTTTTGACAACGGTTCCCCAGCCACAAGTGGGATAAGGAGCATTATGAGTTATGTTGATGGTTTTATAGACAAAGAAAAAGATCGCATTTATATCGTAGAGAGAAACAAAGAGGGAAAACGAGTATACCAAGAATATCCCGCAGAATATCAGTTTTATTATGATGATCAAAAGGGCAAACACCAAACTATTTACAGAACACCAGTAAGTAGATTTACAACAAAATCACACAAAGAATTTCGCAAAGAATTAAAAATGCACGGCGATAAGAAAACGTGGGAAGCTGATTGCAACCCAATTTTTCGTTGTCTGGAAACTAACTATATGGGATTGGTATCTCCAAAACTACATACTGCGTTTTTTGACATTGAGTCAGACTTTGACATGGAGCAGGGTGGGTATGCACCAACAGATAACCCATTCAACAAAATTACTGCCATTACTGTATATCTCGATTGGTTAGATAAATTAATTACGTTAGCAATTCCGCCTAAAACATTATCGTGGGAAACAGCAAATGAAATAGCTAATAGATTTTCTGACACGCATATTTTTGAAAAAGAAGCTGACATGCTTGACACGTTTTTAGATTTAATAGACGATGCAGATGTGCTGAGCGGATGGAATTCGGGCGGGTATGATATCCCATACATCGTTGGTAGAATTATTAGATCGTTGGCAAAAGATGATCTTAGACGGCTATGCTTGTGGGGTAAGCTACCTAAAGAACGGGTGTTTGAAAAATATGGCACAGAACAAAAAACATACGATTTAGTGGGCCGAGTTCATCTTGACTATATGGATCTATATAGAAAATATACGTATGAAGAGCGGCATAGTTATTCTCTTGATGCAATCGGGGAGCATGAATTAGGCGAACGTAAAATTTCATATGAGGGATCACTTGATCAATTATACAATCAAGATTTTTATAAATTTCTCGACTATAACAGACAAGACGTTGTATTGTTGGCTAAACTTGATAAAAAATTAAAATTTTTAGATTTGTCAAATGAACTTGCACACGAAAACACTGTTCTATTGCAAACAACAATGGGAGTAGTTGCAGTAACTGATCAGGCAATTATCAACGAAGCACATAAGAAGGGATTCGTTGTTCAGAACAGAACACAAAAAAATAACGAAATAGAATACGATGATCACGGTAATGAAATAGAAAATAATGAGGATAAAGCCGCTGGTGCGTATGTTGCTTACCCCAAGGTCGGAATGCACCAATATATTGGTGCAATTGATATTAATTCACTATATCCATCAACAATTCGTGCGTTGAACATGGCACCAGAGACAATTGTCGGGCAGCTTCGCCCAATAATGACTGAGAAATATATCAAGGATAAAATTGAAAAGGGTTCATCTTTTGCTGGTGCGTGGGAAGGATTATTTGGCACGTTAGAATATCTCGCGGTCATGAATATGGAGAAGGGTACAGAGATTACGGTTGATTGGGAGGGCAGCGATCAGCCAACTGTTCACACAGCAGAAGAAGTATGGAGAATTATTTTTGAGGGTGGGCAGAAGTGGATGATAAGTGCTAACGGAACTATCTTTAGCTACGAATTTGAAGGCATCATTCCGGGGTTGTTGGCGCAGTGGTACGCAGATAGACAGGACTTACAGGCAAAAAAGGCAGCCGCAACTGAAAAAGAGGAAGTTGCTTTCTGGGATAAGCGACAGCATGTTCGCAAAATTCAATTGAATGCGTTATATGGTGCGTTGCTCAACGCCGGATGCAGATTCCATGATAGACGTATTGGACAGAGCACAACACTGACCGGTAGAATTATTGCAAAACACATGGACGGATTTGTCAATGAGTGCATTACTGGAAAATATGAATATGATGGCGATGCAATTATATACGGCGATAGCGTGACCGGGGATACTCTTGTTAAGACCGACTCAGGAGAGATAACAATCGCTGAACTTTATGATCAATGTGCTGAATATGCATCTAGGGGTACAAAAGAATACGGATTCAATACTTCAGCAAAAGTAATTGGTTTTGATATTTCCGAAGATTTGCCGTTGATGAGCAACGTGTCTTTTGTAATCCGGCATAAAACTAAAAAGAAGTTATACAGAGTTACCATGCAAGATGATAGTCAAGTTACCGTAACGGAAGATCATAGCTTAATGGTTGATCGCGATGGATTTACTATAGAAGTAAAACCAACCGAATTACTAGATAATGATCTAATAATTAAATTCGTATGTAATTTATGATGTGCGGCACAAGAATTGTATTATAGAATTTAATGGTGATTACTGGCATGCCAACCCAAAGATCTACGCTAATTCTGCACTAATTCGTGGCAGCAATGCAGTTGACATATGGCATAAGGATATGCTAAAATTAAAAACTGCTACAGATTTAGGATTTAAGGTGTTAACTATCTGGGAGCAAGAATTCAAAAATAATAAAGTACTAACTATTGAAAGGGCAAGCAAATGGATGTTATCAGAACTAGAGTAAAATCAGTTGAGTGTCTCGGAGAAGTTGATAACTACGTCTACGATATAAGTGTTACGGGGCAAGATCCGGTATTCTTCGCAAATGATATTTTGGTTAAAAATACCGATTCTGTTTATTTTTCAGTCTGGCCAATGATTAAAGACGAAGTCGCCGCTGGAACAATGGAGTGGAACAAAGACGTGTGTGTTCAACTATATGATTCTATTGCAGAACAGGTCAACGAGAGTTTTCCGGCAATGATGGAAAAGTCGTGCCATTGCCCAAGAGAGCGCGGAGTAATTGTTCGCGGCGGTCGAGAACTCATTGCGACTAACGGCCTATTCATTACGAAAAAGCGATACGCTGTTTTAATTTATGATTTAGACGGTGTTCGTTTAGATCAGCTTGATGAAGCAAGTGCCAAAAAGAAGGGTGCAATAATTGGCATTGGAAAAATTAAAGCGATGGGACTGGATCTTAAACGCAGTGATACACCAAAGATTGTTCAGGACTTTTTGAGTCGCATTCTGCTCAATGCTCTTATGCACGTATCAAAAGAAAAAATCATTGAGAATATTCGTGAATTTAAGGAAACGTTTGCTGTAATGCCTGC